TGTCCTTTGAGCACAGCTTCAGCGCGGGCAGTTTGTACAGCCTTGATGATTTCGTAAAAATCAACGAAAAATTGTTGGATAGTTTTCATAGTCCACGGCCCCATACAAATTTCTGTGTGTATTCGTTTGACAGACGATCTACGTCTGCGGCGTTTTGTGGGTTGTGACTGACGATATAAGCTTCTAAGCCGCTCATTTGGCTTTGATTAAAGAACTTTTTGAGTCCTTGAATGATTTTTGACATTATGTGTCTCCTTGTTAAGTGTGTGTTAAGTAGTTACTCAGTGTTTCTACTGAGTATTTAGTATATTAGTAGAAACACTGATAGTTTTCAACCTATTTGATATTCATTACAAACATGTGTATAATCAAATAAATAACACAAAGAGATTATAATGCGAAAAAGTACTCGTAGCATATTACAAGAATTAAACGAAATAAGTTTAAATCGTGATCCTGACTTAATTATTGAAAGTCGCGGGAGCAATATCATTCAAAGTGCCATTAATTTAATGGATATGATTCGAGAAAGCTATGATGTAGAAACGGCAGCAGAACTAGAACGTAGGTTCATTAATAGTATACGTAGTAATGATATCACTAAATTTAAACGTGGTATTAAACGCATACAAGAAAGCAAAGATCAAACATAAATCCCAAAAAATAGGCATATCCAGCCCAATTTCTTCCAAAATACTAAATAATTATACAAAGGCTTTTAGATAAGCTGTTCGCAGAGTGCGAACTGTAATGGTAAGATTAGGAGAATATTATGCCATCACTATTAGGTACATACGTTGCAGCCAATTACGGCCGCATGACATCACAAGACACATACGGTGGAGTTACATTCAGTAACTTTGGAACACGTAACTTAGCTTTCATCAAGATTGTTGCTTCAGGTTCCCCAACAAACGCATTAGACTTTACAGCAGCTGCTGGTCCAGATACTGATGCAGATACAGCATACAGCAATTCATTAACATACGCTTGGCAGGATAGCAATAGCTATTATTCAGTAGCTATTCGTGTAATCCAACAATTTGCTGAAGTTTATTTTGTCGGTGCTCCATCAAGCACAGCATTTGTAGTTGCTATCGCAATCGATACAGCTAACAGTGCAGCAGCAAACAGCAACGTAGAAGTATTGAGCTATCCAACACTAAGCACATTCGGTGCATTGGCTGCTCAATTAGCAACAGCTTTAGGTACAACAGCTCCTGCTAGCAGCGCAGCTGGTGCAGCAACTGTTGAAGCTACTAAGCCAACAATTACAATTACTCAATTGACAGCATCTGGTGCTTCTATTGCTTAATTAGTTTTAAGTTTATTCTCAGGGATGGGAAGCAAATCAGGACTCTTCGGAGTCCTTTTTTGTTGATGTAAATAAAGCATGGAATATAAACTCTACACCCTAGTCGACATAACTCATACAGGTCAGCATAGAAATGAACCTGGAAAAGAAACTTTACGTTGGAAAGAGCAAAACTTTAATACACTATTACAAACTCTAGGTATACGTGCTAACATCACTTATTTTGCCAGCCCTATTATGACTGAAGTCAAAGGGCAGTTGGTTGGGTTTGATACAGATGAAATCATACGTGTTTGGAGATTTGATTTTTTTACAGATAGAGATGATCTGTATGAAAGAAATAATGATCCTGTAGGTCATTTAAAAGAAGATTTTATACTTGTTCCATATATTAGCGGCCTAGACGAAGCAATGGAACAGCAATATGCTGTGTTCAATCCTGAAGATCCAGGTAAAAACATAGCATTTTTTAAAAAATAATCTATGCTAAATAAAGTTGTAGGCAAAATATCATTTACTAGGCACTTAATTTAACCAATCATACAATAGGCACATGACCCGTAGCGAGTCCCTGACTTACAACATTGGAGAGCCTAAAAAATGGCCGTAACTAAAGAAGCGCAAGCACAACTAGCATTGCTACCAGAACGTGTAGGCATACTAGAAACTAAAGTTGAAAATATTAACGAAAAACTCAATGATATTAAAATCGATGTTAAAGACATGCACGACTGTTTAGATCGCACACGCGACACAGTTATGGAAGAATTAAAAACCATGCAGGCCAGTTATTGGGAAAATACAGACAAATACTACAAACATGCAGAAGAACTAAACGATCAGCAATCTGCACAGCATGCCGAACTAGCCGGCAAGATCAAAGAACTACAATCACTTAAAGATAAATGGGTCAAATATGCCATAGGTGTATTGGCCTTTGCCGCTGGTGCTGGTTGGATTCACGCCATGAATCTTCAAACAATATTCAAGTTCCTAGGACTCTAATTCAGTTAAATACTGAATGCAGATTCAAGAACTATCAATCGATCCAAATCCTCATCATCACGAACTTAATCCTGTAATTTGGGGCGGGAATAAGATGCATACAGATGTGCGTTTTAAACTGTTGCGTATAGCTCAAAATTTTATTGATTTTCTCGAAGTACCCAATTTAAAACTAAAAGATGTAACACTTAGTGGAAGCAGTGCTGGCTATAACTATAGTGAATATAGCGACATCGATTTGCACCTAGTTGTTAACAGCGACGAGCTTTACACAGCACAAAAAATACAGTATAATAATATGTATGACCTGCATATTAAAAAGATACCAGTAGAGCTTTATGTACAACCAACAAAACAAATACATCATAGTGCAGGGGTCTTTAGCGTATTGGATAATAAATGGATAATTGAACCTGAGCATGTCGAGCCTACAACCGATCCAAAAGATATAAAAAGTAAAGCTCGTAGCTATGCAGGTAAAATTAACAGCGCAATCCGTAGTAATAATGTTAATCAATGCCGAGAAGTTATGGATGATCTAAAACGATTACGCAAAGCTGGTCTAGAATCAGGCGGTGAGCAAAGCGTAGAAAACCTAGCTTTTAAACTACTCAGAGCTAGAGGTTCTATTGACAAATTGCGTAAATACATAACTAAACTAGAGAGTGCTGAATTAAGCCTCGGAGAACATAATGAAAATTAAAGATATTGTAAGTGAAGACGGCAATCTAACAGTTGCAGCTGTGAGCGGTGATAAAGCTAAATTGTCTAACGGACAAGAAATAGATGCTAAAACACTTACACCTGATCCAGCAAAACCTGGACAGTTTAAAGCACCAGAAATGGACCCGACAGCTATTAAACCAGGTGCAGTAGTTAGTATGGGGGACGAGCAAACTAGTGAAAATGTTGAAGAAGAAGGAGTGCATAACGTAACTTATCACGCATGGACTTCAGATCCACACTTTGCTCCACATCAAGACGATGATGAAGATTCTACATTTCATAAAGCAATTAATTTTTTAACTGGTAAAGTACACCCTGCAGATATTGAATACCATGCGCACCATTTGACTAAAAAGCATCATCATGGCACAGATGATAGAGATTTAGATGAAGTGCATGCAGATCTTATAAGCCAAGGTAATCATGATGTGGGTGGCGATGCAACCGACAGATTTATTAATCAAGTGCGCGATAAAGGATTTGAAAGATCTGTTAGAAATGGTGAAAGTAACAAAAGCCCTATGACTAATAAATTACGCGAGGGCGATGAATTAATGAAATGGCTGACTATAGCCGGAATCAAATGAAACTAAACGAACTAATTCACGATTTTGAAATATGGTGTACTAACGAGGAAGCAGAGATTCTGCACAGGTTAAAAACACCAACACCCTTGAGTTCGCTAAGTGAGCATGATCAATTCAAAGTTCAGGCCATGATTCGAAAGAGTTTGATAACTAAAATTGGCCACACAAATCCTATAGTAGTAGCTAATGAAAAAGTCAAATAAACCTAAAAAACAAACAATCAAAGAACTAGCTGTTCAGTTCGAAGAAGAGTTTAAAAAGTCATTACCCATTACAGTTCATACTGATGGTAGTATAATTTTTAAAAATTTCTTAGTCAAACAAACAAGCCAAGAAAACTGGGGAATCTATGATATTAATAACAAATATCTAATAGAAGAGTATCATCTAAAAACTTGTGCATTGTTAGCTGCTAAGGCTTACAGCATAACTAATTTAAATAAATTTTTTGAAATCAAACACTTAGATAACAAATATTGGGCTAGTTTCAGTGATTTACAAGTTTATAAGAAAAACATTAAAACAGCTAAAGATTTTGACAGATTTTGTATATTATTAAACAAATTAGAAGACAGCCAAGAAAAATCCAATACTTACAAAGACAAAATTTCCAAGATGTTTAAGTACAGTTTTGTATAAATACTAATAAGAAATAGCTCAGGGATACTACCATGCAATTAAGAGAATTATCAAAGCCTATTACATCCAAGGTTCTAAACGAGAACATGGCACGTCAATATGGTTACAAATTAAACCTAGAACAGTTCAGCGACGTACAACTTGAAGATGCACGTAACAAACTACGTACTAAACTAAGTCAATTTGAATTAGGTGAAAGTTTTGATGCTGTTACAGAAAGTCCAGCTTATCAAAAAACACGTCTAATGTTAGATTGCGTTAATCAAGCTATCCTAGAGCGCGAAGAATCTGCATGCCCAACATGTCATGCTAATCCTTGCAAGTGTGACGATGAACCTAAAGTTAAAACTAAGAAGAAAGAAAAGTCAGTTGAAGAAAATTATGTTAACAAAACATTCCGTGAACGTGCTCAATCATTATCAGTTCCAAACAACTGGATTGAAAATGCACTAAAACGTGTTGAACTAGGCGAAAGCGATCGCGCAGAATTAAAGGCTGAATTACTTACACGATATGATTTAAACGAATCAGAAGCTGGATATGTATTATTAGAAGGCGAAGAAAGTAAAGCTGAAGTTATCATGGCAACTAAAGATATGGTTGACCGTGTTACTGGTTGGCTAGAAGACGTAGCAGCTATGAAAGCTGAACAGCTATTAGAATTAACAGACTCTATAAGAGAAGCAATGGGCAGTGATGTTGCCCAACAATACACAGATGCTGTTAAACCAGCATTAGAAGCAATTTACTCAGCATTAGAAACTAGTCGTCAAGGCTTATCAGGCGCATTGGCATTGGTATCAGGCGGTGAAGCTCCAAGCATGGGCGCAGGTCCATCATCCGGTGTACCTGGAGAAGAAGCAATGGGTAATAATCCTCCTCCACCAGACGCAGGCGGAGCCCCAGATGCAGGTGCAGAAATGGGTGCTGAACCAGAAGCAGGCCGCATGAAAAGAGAAAGTATTGATTACAGCCGCAAGTTAGGCATGATGTTAGCACAATCAAAAAAAAAGTAAATGAAAGCGTAGACCCCTTAGTTATGACACTAAGGGCTCTACAAAGTGCTGCCAATAACGATAGATCTCAAGCCCAATTGACTTGGGACGCAATTAATCAAACTGGCCACGAGTTCGGTGGCCCAAACATTGATTACGATCGTTTTGCGGCACGTTGGGAAACTGATCCTGTTTTGAAACAATTAGTATCTAGATTTGACGGTCATGGACTAGTTATTAAAACAGATGTGCATGAGCCTAAGCCTGGAGTTGGTGAACCTCCAAAACCCAGCCTTGTAAGTAAAATGGCAAAACGTGCAACCGATAAAGCAATAGGCTAGTTGACATAAGTCATTTTTTGTTGTAAAATAACGAATGACTTTACTTAACGAACGGTATGTCTACACACCCATTAACCGAGAAAGTGTAGAAGGCAAACGCTTATATGCGACACCAGATGGTTCTAAAGTTCCTAGCGTAACTACCATCTTAGACAAAACTAAACCTGAAGAAAAACGAATAGCCTTAGCCAATTGGAGAAAAGCTGTTGGCGAAAAGAAAGCTCAGGAAATTACCACAGAGGCTGCTAACCGTGGTACTCGTATGCATAAGTATTTGGAAGATTACGTTAAAACAGGCGCGATCGCTCCTCCAGGAACTAATCCTTATAGTAAACAAAGCCACGCTATGGCACAGGTTGTTATTCAACAAGGGCTATGCAATGTGAACGAAATTTGGGGGGTAGAAGTTCCCTTATACTTTCCAGGACTATATGCTGGAACAACAGACGGATTAGGATTACACCTTAACGAACAAGCTATTATTGATTACAAACAAACCAATAAACCTAAAAAAGAAGAATGGATCGAGGATTATTATCTACAGCTAACAGCCTATGCCTTAGCACACAACAAAGTACATGGAACTACTATAAACAAAGGTGTAGTTCTAATGTGTGTACAACCCAAGCTCAACGAAAAGCTAGAAATGATAGATGTACCCGTTTATCAAGAATTTATATTAAAACCTAGCGATTTCAGCTACTGGGAAGCTCGTTGGTGGGATAGAGTGGAACAATACTATAAACAGAACTGATAAATATCCTATATAGAGGATATTGAGATGGCAGTTTATCAAATCAGTCGCATCCAAATAAGACGTGGCCAAGCAAACGTAGGTACAGGAATTCCGCAATTAGCTAGCGGAGAAATGGCATGGGCTGTAGATACACAAGAGTTATATATTGGTAACGGATCTGTTGCAGAAGGAGCACCTGCCGTTGGTAATACTAGATTACTAACTTTAAACGACTTATCAGCAGAAGGTAATTTATTAGAATTAACCCAATACTCTTATGCAGCTGCATCCACAGTTCCTATCAATACTGGACCAAGTCCAAGCCTTCCAGTATATCGAACAATTCAAGCACGTTTAGACGATCAAGTAACATCAAGCGACTTTGGAACAGCAGGTGACGGTGTGACAGATGATACCGCAGCTTTACAACGAGCAATTAATCAATTATTTTTAAACAGTTACAATTACGCATACGGCACTAGTGCTAATGCTACACAATTTAGAACAACACTATATATTCCTTCCGGAATTTATTTAATAACTAGCACCATTTATATTCCTAGTTATACAACTATTGTGGGCGCAGGAAGAGATAAAGTAATTTTTAATTATCAGCCAGCAGCTGGAGTCACTACCCCAGCATTTCAATTTGTTAACGATACCAGCACAGCTAGTGCGCCTAGCTCGCTGAGCAGTACACAGTATAGCAATCAACCTAGATATATCAAACTAGAAGGAATGACTATCAATACTATAAACGGTGTCAATGCCGCATTGCAATTAGATGCTGTACGTTCAAGTCACTTTCAAAATATTAAAATAACAGGCAATACTTCTGGATCAACTGTTTACAATACTACTAATATTGGAATTATTATGAATGCATTTAGTAGTGTTGTTACATGCGAAGAAAATTATTTTCAACATTGCATGATTGTCAGTACAACTACAGCCGTTTATGCACAACAGGATATTCTTAATAATACATTTAGCGATTGTTTCATACAGGATGCACAACAAGGATTTGTGTTAGGAAAAGGATCATTAGGTGGTAGCACTGTTGGACAACAGTTTGGTCCGAGACAAACACATATTGTTAATGTTAAATTTCTTAACATAAAACAACATGGTGTATATTTAGAGCGTGGAGAATATAACTCTGTTGAAAATTCCAAAATGAGTAATGTTGGTAACAACAATGCCGGTAACGGTTATGCACAGTATCCACAAATTTATTATAAAACTATAAACAACAGTGTTCAGAATTTACAAAGCGATAGAGGCGACAGTTTAACTCAAACTACAAATACACTATATGCTCCGGAAGTAGGCGGTAATGCTACATATCAATCATTTGGTCTTAGACAGTTAATTATTGGACAAGTTAGTCAACCATTATTTTTATTTAGAGTACCAGTATCAACAGATCAATACGGTGTGCCTGTTGGAAGTATTGGATATGCTATAGATTATGTTTATAAAAGTACTGTTAACTCTTTTACTAGAACCGGCCAAATCCTTATCTCAGCAGATATCGATCATCCAGGATACGGTCTACAAGTAAGCGATGAATACAACTATGCCGGCAGTGATGCATCTAACACTAACGCTCAGTTACTAACTTTTACTGCAGGCTTCCTTGATATCGTTGGTTCTGTTTATACAGGAGCACCCGGCCAGGTGCCTTATAGTATTGCTGTTTACTATACTAACACATTTTCTAACGATGCTGGCAGAATGAATTTTTCATATACAGCCAAACCATATTATCTAGCCACTTGATAATTTCAATTAAATAGACAATACAAATAAATGCGTATATAATTTATTTTGTATCTGTGATAAGAAAAATTATACCAAATTAACATTAAAAATCACGTGTAAAACGTTGACAATGAATAGATTTCGGCGATGCTTTCTTTCTCACTAAATACTTCCTACAAAGTATTAAGTAAAGTATAAGAATCACCCATAAGCGAAAGACAATGACTCAAATAACAGTAATAAAAAGAAATGGTGCAAAAGAGCCATTAGCAGTTGAAAAATGGCAAGCTCAAATAGCTAAAGTATGTAAAGGCATAGCTGATGTCAGTCAGAGTATGATTGAGATTAAGAGTCAACCGCATTTTTATGACGGCATAACAACAAGCGAAATTGACAATATTACGTTGCGAGCTATAGTTGATTTAATCGATGTCGAATCAAATCCAGACGTAGGTCATACAAATTATCAATATGTAGCAGGCAAACAACGTTTATCGATGTTACGCAAAGATGTATATGGAAAATATGAAGTTCCGCATCTCTATACTATTGTAAAGAAAAATATTGAAGTCGGATTATATACTCCAGAATTGTTAGAATGGTACAGCGAAGACGATTGGAACCGTATGAACGACATGTTGGATCATGAAAAAGACGAAACATATTCTTATGCTGCTATTGAGCAATTGATAGAAAAATATTTGGTACGCAATCGTGCGACAAAGGAAATTTATGAAACTCCACAGATTAGGTATATTGTGGCAGCGGCTACAGTCTTCCATAAGGAAGAACCGAATAGCGCAAGGATGCGTTACATTAAAGAATACTATCAAGCAGCATCCGATGGTTTGTTTACTCTTGCTACACCTGTCCTGGCTGGCCTTGGCACTCCTACTAAACAGTTTTCTAGTTGTGTGCTTATCCGCAGTGACGACGATCTGGATAGCATCTTTGCTTCTGGAGAGATGATGGCCAAGTATGCCAGCAAACGTGCAGGCATTGGTTTGGAGATAGGTCGTTTACGCCCACTAGGTTCCCCAATTCGTGGCGGCGAAATCATGCATACTGGTATGATTCCATTTTTAAAGAAATGGTTTGGAGATTTACGCTCATGCAGTCAAGGAGGTATTCGTAATGCAAGTGCTACTGTATTTTATCCCATTTGGCACCATCAGTTTGATGACCTTATTGTTCTTAAAAACAACCAAGGTACAGAGGAAACAAGAGTTCGACACATGGACTATGGAGTTGTCCTTAGCAAATTCTTTTGGCGCCGCTTCAAAAACAAAGAAAATATCACCTTCTTTGATCCGAACGAAGTACCAGACTTATATGAAGCCTTTTATCGTAACACAACAGAATTTGAAGAACTGTATATAAAATATGAAAAACGCACAGATTTGCGTAAAAAAGTCATGACCGCTGAAGAAGTATTTAAAAGCGGTATCTTAAAAGAACGTACTGATACAGGACGTATCTATCTTGTGTTTATTGACAATGTGCAGAATCAAGGTCCATTTGATCCTGAGTTCCACACTATCTACCAAAGCAACTTATGTTGTGAAATCCTATTACCTACAAAATCTTTCAAACGTCTGGATGATGTCGAAGGCCGCATAGCGTTATGTACATTAGGATCTATCAACTGGGGAGCCTTCCGTAATCCAGAAGACATGCGCCGTGCTTGCCGTATACTACAGCGTAGTCTGTGCAATATTCTCGATTACCAAGACTTCCTATCAATCCAGAGTAAGTTATCCAACGATGAAATACAACCACTAGGCATTGGTGTAACTAATCTAGCCTATTGGCATGCTAAACGTGGATTAAAGTATGGAGAAAAAGATGCCTTACAAGATGTTAAAAGTTGGATGGAGCATCAAGCCTACTACTTAACAGAGGCAACTGTTGAACTTGCTAAAGAACGCGGAGCGTGTACACATAGTGATAAGACACGTTATGGGCAAGGCATGTTTCCTTGGGAGTTACGTGCCTCTGGCTCTAATGAACTAGCAGACTTTACCCCAGAACTAGATTGGGAAACTTTGCGTACAAACATGAAACAATATGGAGTTAGAAATGCTACACTTATGGCTATTGCTCCAGTGGAGTCTAGTAGTGTTGTTATTAATAGCACTAATGGAATAGAAATGCCAATGAGTCTTATTAGCACCAAAGAGAGTAAAGCAGGATCGTTTACTCAGGTAGTGCCTGAGTATCATAAACTTAAAAATAAGTATCAACTCATGTGGGAACAGACAGACTGTGATGGTTATTTAAAAACAGCGGCTGTGCTTGCTGCTTATGTTGATCAATCAATTAGTACTAATACTTTTTATAATCCAGCACACTTTGCAGATCGTAAAGTTCCAACTACATTGATTGCTAAAAATTTAATGCAAGCTCACGCATGGGGACTAAAAACTTTCTACTATAGTTTGATTAATAAAGCTGGTAGTAAGGCTATTGCCGAAGATGCTCCAACAATGTTAGAGCCTATAGATTTTGATAACGAAGAAGATTGTGAGGCATGTAAGCTATGAGTAAAGAACAATATAATTTAAACACACGTACAGATTATTTGAGTCGCAAGATGTTTCTGGATCCAGCCGGACCAGTGACCATTCAACGATTCGAAGAGGTTAAATACAAGAAGATTGCAGATTTTGAAGCAACAGCCCGAGGCTTCTTCTGGCAACCTGAGGAAATTAGTCTTAGTAAAGACGCAAATGACTTTAAGGACGCAAGCGATGCAATTAAACATATTTTCACCAGCAATTTACTCCGTCAAACAGCACTTGATAGTCTTCAAGGTCGTGGACCAACACAGGTATTTACTCCGGTGTGTAGCCTGCCCGAAGTCGAAGCCCTTATGTACAACTGGGGATTCTTTGAAACCAATATCCACAGCAAGAGCTACAGTCACATAATTCGTAATATCTATAATGTGCCTAAGGATGTGTTCAACACTATCCATGATACACAAGAGATTGTTAGTATGGCCAGTAGTGTAGGCAAATACTATGATGATTTACATCGGTTGAATTGTGCCAAAGAACTAGACGGATATATCGCTGAAGAAGATCACATTAAAGCAATCTGGTTAGCATTAAATGCCAGCTATGCACTAGAAGCATTCCGCTTTATGGTTAGCTTTGCAACAAGTCTAGCCATGGTAGAGAACAAGATCTTTGTTGGCAATGGTAACATTATCAGTTTGATTCTACAAGACGAATTACTACATAAAGGATGGACGGCCTATTTGATCAATCAAGTAGTCAAGGAAGATACTCGTTTTGCACAGGCTAAGACCGATTGCGAGGCAGAAGTTTATGCTATGTATATGGATGTCATTCGTGAAGAAAAACAATGGTCCGACTATTTGTTCAAGAAAGGTCCTGTTATCGGACTTAATGCAAATATTCTAAAAGATTTTGTAGACTATACAGCAGTTGGTGCATTAAAAGATATCGGTATTAAATATCAGCAAGCCGCACCAAAATCGACACCTATCCCTTGGTTCAATAAGCATGTTGATACAAGCAAGAAACAGACAGCATTACAAGAAAACGAATCGACAAATTATGTTATTGGTATCATGTCTGAAGGGATTGACTACGAAACATTGCCGGCACTATAATAGTTAAATGCAAAATCGACCTAATATAACTGTGTACGATGGAGTATTTGATGATCGATATATTCGTGAGCTAAACGAAATATGCGATAATCTTCCAAATAAACCAGGTAACAGAGCAAACAGAAAAACATTCCCCTACGGAGATGTAGGAACCCATAATATCATGGGGGCTACATTATACAAAAGATATTCAAAGTATGTATTTGAGTCAATTTGTCCGATGGAATTACTAAGAGCGTTCCAGCACGTAGCCGATAATGTAATAAAAGAAAATTTAGATCTATGGGCAGTACATTCTAACCTACAATCAAAATCAATGGATGGCACTACTCATGCAGATAAGTCTCCTAATGTGATGATATTTACAACAGCAGATTGGAAGAAAAGTTGGGGAGGGGAATTTCAATTATTCGACCCTGCTACACCGCATCTTGTAGAATCAGTAGAATATGTACCAGGACGAGTTGTATTTTTTGATGGAAGAATTCCGCATAGAGCGCTAGGACCAAAAGTACCATATGTATACAGACACAGTATAGTATACAGGGTAAATTTAAATTAAGAAGGAATTAAAATGAAAGCTATTGTATGGAGCAAAAACGCTTGTCCATTTTGTGTACAAGCCAAAGCCTTATTAGAAATGAAAGGTATCGATTATGAAGAAAGAAATGTGCAGACAACATGGACTAAAGAACAACTGTTAGAAGTTGTACCTACAGCCAGAACTTTGCCACAAATTTTCTTAGATGATAATTATATTGGCGGGTTTACAGAACTCAAAAAACATTTCGAAAAGGTATAATATGTTAATTTCAAAAGGTATAGCAGAAGGCGAAGTAGTTACAATTAAAACTACAGCAGGTGAAGAAATTGTTGCTAAGTTAGTAGAAGATGGGCCAATGGGTGTTAAAGTTAAAAAGCCATTATGCTTAACAGCAACTAAAGATGGCATTGGGTTAGTTCCATTTTTGTTTACTACAGATCCTGATTCTGAAATTGTTATAAATAAAAATAGTATTATGGTACTAGCAGCTACCGTTAAGGATGCCGCAGATCGTTATACTGAACAAACCTCAGGAATTAAATTAGTATAATGCCAGCAATTGCTCAAAAAGGTGGTTCAAGTTCGGTTGCCGCAACAGACGGCGCCAAAGGATCTCCTTGTGGTAAAAATGTGTTCCATTGGGACACACCTACTACTCAAGCAAGCGATGCTGGTAGTGGGGATGTATTTGTAAATAATATCGGAGTTGTACGTCAAGGAGACGTAATGGTAAGCCATCCTGATGGAAATCCGTGTGTTGGCAGTCCAGTTAATCATGCTCCTGCACTAAGTACATTTAGTTCAAATGTGTTTGTTAACGGAAAAGCAGTGGGTCGTGTTGGAGACAAATATGACTCCGACGGACATTTTGATCACACTATTACTAGTGGATCGGGTAATGTATTTGCCAATTAACTAGACATTTATTTTTAACCCCTGTACACTAGGTATAAGTACTCTGTACTTGCCTTAAAGGAGAATTAAATGGCTACAAACAAATATGCAGAATTTACTGCAATCATCGAAGCAATGGAAGCAGACTTTGAAAAGTTTTACGACAAAGAAGTAGGTGCCGCCGGTACTCGCGTTCGTAAGCACTGTCAAGATTTGGCCAAGTTGTGCAAAGAAACTCGTAACGATGTTACAGCAGTTAAAAATGCTCGTAAAGAAGCCAAATAAGTCAACTAA